AGAGCTTCCAAACCATAATATCAAACTGAGCTCTACGGGCATGTACGAAGGATTTAGAGAGTCCCACAAAACGAAATTGACAGAATATCCTTCTCACAGCGTGCCAAACTACGAAAAAAGAGCTAATGCAGGACTGCAAGCGGCGTCTAGCTTGTTTGGCGGAAAATTAACCTTGAGAGAAGTGCCACACGATCCAAAAGAGGATTGCAAACTATTTGCCGAAACATATTTCCGCAGCGGGAGCTACCAACAATTGGAAGAAGTGACGATAAATCATCATGACATAGCAGTGTGGTTAAGAGAAAGGCCGGACGGGGTCAGAATAACGAGAGAATTGGCAGAAATCATGGAAAATGGCTTAGACATAGTGGGTTTAGACAGAGTCAACACACATTTGAAGTTAGAGTCTAGGATGAAAGACGAAGTGGTTGAACTACTCACAATGGACAGCAATTCAGGGATGCGAGACAACACAGACACAGGGATGCCGAAAACAATAGAAGAACAAAAAATTAGAATGATAGTTTGGCAAAAGAAAGGAATCACGGCCATTTTTAGTGCTTTTTTCAAAAAAATAAAAGAAAACTTGAAAAGGTGTTTGAAGAAAAAAATTTTGTACACAGACGGCATGACACCAGCGCAACTCAGTGCTTATCTAAACAAGTACAAAGTGGCTGACATTGAAACAATATCTTTCGTAGAAGACGACTTGTCAAAACAAGACAGACAGACAGATGAAACCTTAATCTTGACAGAGATGGAAATTTACAAAAAACTTAAAGGCAATCCAGACGTAATCGACATGTGGGCAGTAGTGCACAAGAAATGGAGAGCCAGAGGAGCAAACATAAAGTTCTCAGGGGACGCCAGCAGATTGACAGGGCAAGCCACGACTGCATTGGGCAACGCAATAGTGAACATGATGGTTCATGAAAGGTTCGTTAGAAAACAAGGCAACAATTTGATCTTAATGTTGGTCTTGGGAGACGACAACCTTATGATAACTACCACCCCCACTACCGCGCAACAAGTGTCTTTGAATAGCGCCAGACATTTCAACATGGTTTCCAAACCTGAAATAAGTGGAACTAGCGGGAATTTCTTGAGAATGCAAGTATACACAAATAGCAATGGGTGTTTAGAATTAGGGCCAGATTTCGTGCGCTTAAGAAGAAGACATGAAGTAATGAATGGAAACGCTGTTAAAGACGACGAAATCATTAAATTGAGGAGTTTGTCTTACTTATGTATGCTAGGAAAGCTCAAACAGACAGAAAAGATTAAAGACAGCATCAACAAAGACGTGGAATTACACCATTGGTACGAAATTAACACTTTGGTCAAAAATCTAGCTATTAAGTACAACACGACTCCAACGTACATAGAAAACGAGTTGTCGCAACTACTGTCCAATTTGTCCAAAACGACCGGAATACTGGTCACAAAAAGAATCCTCATGGATGAACCAAGAGGATTCGGAAAAAAACATTAACGTCTCTCTTTGGCCCCCC